ATCTAACTAAGATAATTTAATTAATAAATTTATTTTTTTATATTAAATATTAGATTATTATAATAATAAAGAATGATAAAAAATAATAAAGATTTCGCACAGGGGAAAATATATAAAATTTGTGTTCATACTGAAGATGAATATAAGCCATATATAGGCTCTACCACAAAAAAATATTTAAGTTCGAGATTGGTAGACCACAGGAGAACATATAAACAGTGGAAAAATAATAAAACAAATAAAACCGCCTCATTTGATTTGTTTGATAGATTTACTCCAGAAAAATGTTATATTGAATTAATAGAAATCTATCCTTGTAATAGTATAGAAGAATTAAAGGCGAGAGAGAGGTATTGGTTCGATAATATTGAAAATTGTAATAAACAAAGGCCTAAATTAACTGATGAAGAATTGCAGAATTATCATTCAGTATATGGTAAAAAAGATTATTTAGAAAAAAAAGACCAGTATAAAGCAAGGCGGGCTAATCGATTATTAATAGACCCAGATTATTTGAAAAAACAATATCAAAGATTAAAAGAATTGAAACCTGAAAAAATACAAAAACATCGTGAATATAATGCACAAAGGGTGTGTTGTATAAAATGTAATAAAGAACTACGAAGGGATAGTTTATATAAACATATGAAAATATGTAAAGAATCTAACTAAGATAAATTAATTAATAAATTTATTTTTTTATATATTTCTATATAGTATAGTTTTTTTGAGTGTTAAATATAAAATGTCAGGATGCGGTTCATTTAATTTCGAGAATTGCGGAATACCAATAGCAAAATTAATCAAGAATGGGGCTAAGCCAAGTAAGCGAGATGCTGTAATCTCATTAGATGAGCATTCAGGTGCGAGAAATAACTACCCCGAATTAGTAATCACTGGGGATGAGAGATTTCAATATATACCTGATGATACTAAAGAAAGAACCATTCACTATATAGTTGGTGCGAGCGGTTCAGGTAAGAGTTATTTTGCCAGTCAGTTGGCGAATGAATATAAAAAACTTCATCCGAAAAATAGTATATATCTTCTCTCGTATGTGGATAGTGATAGCAGTATTGAACAAGTTAAAGGGTTAAGGCGAATACCATTAAATGCTGAATTTTTAGATGAGGAACTGAATGCCGAAGATTTTGAAAACTCTTTGACTATTTGGGACGATACCGATTGTATAACCGACAAAAAAATGAAATTAAAATTAAAAGATTTATTAGGTAAATTATTAAACACCGGCAGACATACCGGCACATCAGTTATTTATTTATCCCATATTGCATGTGGCGGGCTTGAGACAAAACCGATATTAAATGAGTGCCATTCATTAACATTCTTTAATGCCACATTGGGCGGCCGAGCGAAATCATATTTATTAAATAATTATATGGGTCTAAACCGTAAAGAAATCTTTGCTATTGATAATATTGCGGGTCGGGCAATTACTATCCTGAAGACATTTCCGATGATACTAATAGCAGAGAAGGAAATTAAGTTAGTAAAGAATTTAGGCAAGGGATAACTATATTATTTTTAAACTCTCGTACTGCTGGGGCTCTCTGGTTCTCTTCCCGATTGAGACATCTCTTGTTGCGCCCGTTGTTGTTGCATGTCAAGTGCTTCCTCACCGGCAACATCTCTCACAATCTCACACCCACAACATTTAAAGCTTTTACATTTAGATTTATAAGCCATACGAGCAAGTGCTAATACCATACCTATACCTGATGTTAGTAATAGACTATAGAATATTTCTGACAACTCTTGAGCCATTATATATTTTATAAGATTTTTTATTTTTTTGCTAAATTAAAAGGCCAAATACCCGCGGGAAATATCTAATACTACATATTTAATATAATTTATCTAAATATATTATATATTATATTGTAAAAATCAAGATATTGATAAATAATAGATATATATTCGTATAAATTTTAAAATATTTCATATTAAATATATGAAAAAAATCAAACATTATATATTTACAATGAATATTAGATATTTCATATTAAATATATAGCATTAGATATATTTTATATATGTTATATTAATTATCTATATTATTTTTTGAATTTTCAATATGACCCTGTGTCTTTTCGTGCCTTATTTTATATATCTTAGTAATATTTTTATTACAACACTCACAAAATATAACCTCCCTATTAGCCTCTTTGATTTTATCAATATTTTTGCGATATCTCTCTCTGCTGGCCAATAATCTACGGTCTCGATTTGCGGTATCGTAATCCTTATATCTCTGTAATACCTTTTCTCTATTTATTTCCCTATATTCTTTTGTTTGTTCCTTTATACTATCTTTATTTTTTTCTTTATATTCTTTATTATATTCGCCATCCGCTCTAAATGGGATTCTTGTATTCATATTAGCATTCAATTCTTCAAACCAATATCTCTCCCTCGCTCTCGCCTCATTACCATCAACACACGGGTATTTTTCAATCTCAATCATTTGCCAATTTCCCCAACCTCCATTATCTCTAATTGTTGAGTATATTTTATAATGTGTGTGTTTAGGGTCATTTACCCTATTTTTGTGAGAGCATTTTCTTTTTACGAAATTTGTTGTAGAACCAATATATAGTTCTGTGATTAGTATATCATTACATACAATTTTATATATAACTGTCTTTGAATAGTCTATCTTTTTCATCTTTGAAAATCTCACAAAGTCTCACTTTATATTATTATAATATTTATCTATTCAATATAGATTTTATTAATAAAAATTATTTTTTTTAAATCTGTTTATATATAATTAAAACCAAATCAAAAACAAATTGAAGTATGTTCGAGGACTCGGGGGACGTAATTTATATCGATGTTATCGTATCTAATATTGATAGTACTGATTCTCCTACTATTGGCAATACATTGGCCGAATATAACGAATCAAGAACTATTCCATATTTATACTCACCAAGCGACTACTACGGGGCTGTTGTTCAATTTAATATTGAGAACACATCTACACCTATATTATATACAGAGATAGTACCAAATCAAGGAAACCCTAATCTAACCATCTATAATGTAGCCCTATCGTATGGAGGCTCTACGGCCGTGCAACCAGTTATATTTATTTGTCAGAATGCTACAGGTATAACTCCACCGCCACCATCGGCCTTCCCCAATGGCTCCCAAGATACGGATACTTCTTATTATTCAGTATATTCGTATAGCTACTTCACCCAATTAGTTAATACCGCTTTTGCAAATGCATTAACTGCTTTAAAAGTATTACAGCCAGCAATCCCAGTCGGCACGGCTCCGCCAATTATTAAGTTTGATCCTACAACTCTATTATTTTCAGTAATTGCTGAGAATACTTTATATAATCAAGGAAATGCAAACCACATTAATGTATCCCTAAATGGATCATTATATTATTTGTATTATTCATTTAGTGCTTCAAGAGTCATATTATCAAATTCAGTATATTTGACTTTATTTATTGATGCGAATACTGGTATTGTTGATACTGGTGCAAATACTATTACCGTATTGCAGGAAAGAAATAGCACGAATTTGTGGCCTCAAATTTCATCTCTGGTTATTACATCTCAATCTATACCAGTTTTGAGATCTCAAACATTTTCGCCGGCTTTATATTATTCTGATAAACTTGTTAGGAGTAATAATAATAGTCAGACACAGGCTATCCTATTAGAGTATTCAGTTGATGATACTAATTATACGAAGAATATTGTTTATAACCCCACAGCACAATATAAGTTGTTTGCACTTAATACAGAGGTTCCTTTATATAATTTAGATTTGAAATTCTTTTATAGAACCACTACAGGTGTGTTAAGACCTATAGCCCTAACAAGTGGAGCCTCATTATCAGTTAAATTAGGATTCTTTAAAAAGTCTAAATTTACTCATTTAAAATCGATGTGAGGGGGTATAGATGCTTTGCATCTGCTTGCAGAGCAAGCCAGCCCCCTTTAACCCCCAATATTTTTGGCCAGCTTTTTGAAATCCGAAGAGAGGCGAAGCCTATCGTAGGATGGTAAAAAGTGATTAATTAATTTTTGGGGATTTAATAATTATTTTATTTTTTTTTTATATTTAGTATTATATAATTAAACCATTTGAGTTAATAAAAATGTCGAACGAAATTCAAGGTATTAAAATCACGGATTCTCGAATCAATGATTTGACTAACGATTTAACTTTTGGGGT